AAATGGTAGAATTTTTATTGAATGCCTAAATACAGAAGGAAAGGGGCAAGTAATTGAAATAGAAACTCATGGAACTAATGGAGATTGTGTTATTAGAATCAAGTCTACAGGAAAGTTGGAGTTAGCTTCAGTGGGTGATATAGATATAGATTGTGGACAGAATTTAAATATTAAAGCAGGTAACAAACTTAGTTTACACGCAGTCAATGGGATTGATATGAAAGCAAATTCTAATGGAAATATTATTAATATAGATGGGCCAATTATTAATTTAAATGGAGGGGCTGCTAGTCCAATCCCACCAGATATTACTGATTCTATTAGCCACTATGGAACGTCTGGAGTATTAGCATATTAACGAGGTAGAACATGGCATCATTTAATTACGATACATTTAAAAAATTAACGACTGGCGAGGGAGCCGATATAATTGAAGCTGTAGGTATGTCCTTTGGAATGCCTAGTTGTTTGTTGAATTTAACTAGCGACCTCCTCAGTATCTTACCTAAAAAGATTATAAATAATTTACAACAAACTATTTTGAATGGGAGACAACTTGGTAATACCGCTACGGCGCAGGCTTTTGAATCTCTTTCACTTACTAATGGATTAATTGAATTTGATACAGAGACAGGAACTTTAAAATTTAAATCTGATTCTTCGTGGCTAGGGATGGACAATGATAACGCCCAGGCCATAGGAAATTTAGGAGCCCTCAATAATCTCTTAACTATAGCGGCTGGGGGCTACCAAGTTTATCAAAACTTACAGAACATCGGAGATCAGATTGATGCTATTGGAGATTGTTTTGATAAATTAGAAACGGTTCAATCTTTTGATGGTGGAAATGCAGCTAATAAACAGGCTCTATTACCTCCTGATAGTCAAGCTGAGTTGTTTGATGAAAATTATGGAGCTACTGTAGCTCTGTTAGAAAATACCGCACAGTTTGTGATAGGGTGTAATAATTCCTTAAAGGCAATTAATGATGTTTTAAATGCGCGATTGATTGATCCCACTTTAGAGCCCCGTATTTTAGATAGCGCAGATTTAGATATTGCTTTGTCAGGATCAGATTTTGAAAGATTTCCCCTTTTCGACCCAGGGCTTCCCACTCAGGAAGATATTTTTAGATTAGTATATGGACCCCCTGTTACTCAAGACGGGCAATACTTATTAACTTCAGATGGTTTATATTATGATGCTCAGTCAGGAGGTCTTAACCCTGTTCTGTTGTCTATTTCGGGAGTTGTTCCTATTGGAGAGGCGTGGAAATATAACTACGATCCTAATTTAGGAGGTAGGGGAGATGCCATTTCTATAAAATCCTTAGATGCATTTACAAATAATTTATTTGATATTTCTATAATTGATGATAGTTTAGGAATGCAAGCGAACTATGATGCTGATCATTTTTTAAGCGTTCTTATTGGACAACGAGATAAGCATGTATTTGATTTATCTGGAATGTTGTATGATTACATAAGCGAATTTGGCCCAGACTCTTCTATTGTTAGGAATCAAAGGCAGCAAATAATTTCAGATATCGCTAACCATAACCATAAGATTAATCGAAGAAAAAAACAAATTGAGGTTGCTATGAAAGCTCCTGAATTATATGGTGAACAGGCAGTTGGTCGTGCTGGCCCTACATTTGCTCTAGGGATGGTGCCCATTAATGATTTTTCCTATCTACAAGAGCTTAATTTAGTTGTAGATTTAGAAAAACAAAAGGCATTAGTGTTTGACCAAGGAGAAGTAACAGGAATAGTTCTTCCTATTATGCCAAAATTTGTAAAATCATCAGCAAAACCCCCGTCTATAGGATTCAGCCATCTAAAAGTTCCTACAGTGGGTAAAGGAAGTGTCCTATACACTGCTTCGGGGGTTAAATCAGGCTCTATCCTTTCGTTAAATGATCAAATAGAAACAAATGGCCTGTTTGCTATTTATAATTTCTTAGAGACTAAGGTTGTTACTCCCTCTTCAACAAATTATTTTGTAACTAACTGTGCTACATCAAATCAGTATAATAACGCTAAATTATTAGGGACTAATACTAAAACTATTTTCAAACATGGATTATCCGTTCCATATTTAGAGGGGATTACAAAAAATAAATCTACTGACACGGCAGCCGCTTCAGCTATGGGGTCTTTTGTTAGAATGCCTGATGAATCTCAGTTTAGAGAATTAATGTATAATCCTAATGGATTTTCAATCGAGTTTTGGAGTTATGTTCCTGATATTTTGGATAGTGAGTTGGGATGGGCTAGTGGAGGACCCTCTTCACTTACTAAGGTTATTTTAGGTTGTGAGAATGTAGGTAAGAAGCCTAATGCTTCGGCTATTAATCATTTAGGTGCAGAAAGTGATCTTGATTTTTTAGCTAATAACCCCGGAGATCAGTTTGTGCGCGGGATGTTAATGGGATTCACTAGAGATAGGAGAATAACCCAGGTATCGTCTGGTTTTAGTAATTATAATTATGATAATAACCCAGGTGCGAGGTTTGGAAATCCTGGATCATCTCTCAGCTTCTTTATTGCGCCAACACAAGCAAGAGATTCATCATCATGTTCCTGGATTAACAAGGATGCTTGTAATGATGTTCCAATTTTCCATAAAATGAAGGTTGACCTATCCGCTAGAGGGAATAGGGAGGATAAAAGTTTTGGAGACGTTCAATCTCAATATGTTTTAATAGATATTACAGGAGATCCACATACAAACGAAATTAAAATGTATGCTGATGGACAATTAATGGCAACTTCTGCCATAAGTGATGTTTTTGGAGTACCAGCCTTTACTCCTCCAAATTTACCCTCTTTTAAGAAAAATGATAGTTTTGAATATTCAGGAACCACTGTAGATGGGCCTACAACGCTTCATGAAGGACCTAGATTAAATACGTTCTACACTCCCTGGATTGTGGGGGGAGGTTATACTGATGGAATGTATAGACATGGTAATTTCATGGGTGGTGATCGAGGGGGAATACAAAGTGGGTATGGAGGATTCTTAGGAAGTTTAAAATTCTATGACAGGCCACTTACGCCTCGTCAAGTCCAAAAGAATTATAATGCTCAACAAGCATATTTTAAAAAGATTAATGTTCAATTGCATGAATTTAATCACCTAACTGGCGAGGGATTTAATGTAGTCTTTATTTTAGCAGACGATATTGGATTAGAACAGTTGAGTATGTATGATTCTATTAACCCCATAGAAGTGAATATAGCAGCAAGACCTGATGCTACCCCTTTTAGTGATATACAGGATCCCACTAATGGAGAAAATTGGTATCCTTATACTCCCGCGCTCCAGACTTTTGCTAACAACGGAATGGTTTTTCATAATGCTCATGCTTCTCCCTACTGTACTCCTACACGCTCTGCTGTATTAACGGGGAAGCCTGCATTTAGTAGTCCTAATTATTCGTGGGGAGACGGCACTTCAGGATTGTGGGGACATGGAATGGGAATTGTCCCTATCTCAGGTAAATTTGATAAGATGAGAGGGGGATTACATGGGTTAGGAGCACCATACTCATTGTATGGTCATGACGGTACGTATGCACCTCTTTCTGAGTTAGTTAAATCTGCTGATGGTGCTACCTCTGTTTGGGATTCTAATAACTTTAAAATTCTTCCTACTCTAGTGAACGAAAAGGGTTATAAAACTTATATGGGAGGAAAGTGGCACTTAGCTCAATGGAATCAACTTTATACATATTATGAGGGAGATGATACAATTGGAGCTACTCATTTCCTTAGATCAGCATCAGGAACGGGGATGTCCCATATATCAAGTATAGGTCAGTGGAATAATTATGATGCAATGTTCCACAATCTAAACAAGGTTCCTGTCCCAGGATTAAATGAAATTGGGGACCTCCTAAATCCAGACGCATCTGCTAACCCCGAAGTTACCTCTGGAGCGGGCTGGTTGGCAGGGTATCCTCTCCTGGATCAGTCGATGGGATATGTTAATTATTTTAATTGTAGAGATGGGGATATACTCACCGTGTCTGATAGTGGATATACGTCTATAGTGAGTTCTTTAAATAGAACCGTAGCTACGTATGAGCAAGGGGATGCAAGTTCATTTGCTACTAACTACACATTTGCACAAGCAAGTTCTTATTTTAATAGAGCCCAAGAACCATTTTTTATGTATCTTCCTATAAATGCGGCTCACCTACCCTATACGTTGCCTAATACAACAACTACGTATAATGAAGCTTTCTATGAGGCATCGAATGTCCAGGCTAGAGCCGATGATGCTTTAGAAATACTCCCTGATGATATTACTGTTAGTGCGCCCTTTGTTAATATTAATGCACAAATTGAAAACTTTGATTATATGTTGAGTTCTTTCTTATCTTCTATTGATGCAAATAAAAGAGAAAGAACCGTATTTATAGTGATGGGAGATAATGGAACAGATAGAGGTTACATGTTGAAGAGACATAAGTATGCTACCTCTGCGGGCAGTCTATATGGAACAGGAGAAATTGCCTACAAAGCATTGTCTGGAAGTATATTTTATCCTCAACGTCGAGGAGGAGATTTAAATACATCTAAAGCGTACAAAACATCAGTATATGAAAGTGGAACTAAAGTTCCTCTTTTTGTTAGTGCTTCTTTTATTACTACTCCGTCTACCATCACGGACTTTGTAGATGCAATTGATATTTATGCGACTATTGCGGACATTACTAGAGCCAATGAAGTATTTGTTCCATTTACGCAACAGTTTCCCCAAAAAAGCAGTGGAATATCATTCTTACCTCTCTTAAGTGGGGCACCTTATCATCCCAAGCACTTCTCTTTTACAGAAACATTTACTCCTATAGGAAACTCTACAGCCTCAGCTTATAGTGTCCATGAGGCAGACGGAATGATTGATAATAATACAGGAACCTTCACGGGAAAGCAGGGAGAGTATGTTGGATCCAATGATCCTCTTGGATCAGATATGAGTATTCAACAAATGGATGCTATAGGTAAGAAAGGTAATCCCGTTATCCCATACGATAGACGTAGGGGATGGGCAATTAAAGGATCTAAATATAATTTCGGACATTATACAGTTTCAGGAGCTAACTCTGACGCTGTTTATGGTCAAATTATACCTGCCTCGGCAGGGACATGGAAATTAGTACGATGTACTAGTGGTCATATGTATGATGAATTATACCATTTAAGGAATGATCGGGACCTACCTGTAGACCCGTTTGAGCAAAATGATGTACTTGTGAATTATAAAGGGGTGGATATATTAGAAACCCTTTTATCGGAGGCTAATCAAGTTAATCGTGTTGATGATATATGGATGAAAACGAAAATATATTATGCTCTCACTAGAACACTTTATAAATATTTGTATTCAAGAGAGGAGCCTAATTTAGTTTAGGAAAAATAAATGGTAATTAACAGAACAATTATTACTACAGGTAATACGTATTTTCCACCAAATCAAAGGGATGTTGCTGGCTTAAGAAAAATTACTTTTGGATTAGGCTTTCCTATGGGAGGAGAGAGACTAAAGGGGGGATTATTAAAAAATACAACGGGCATAGATACCATTAAAGATGCAGTTCAACAACTTTTAAGAACCCAAAGAGGGGAGAGGGTGATGCTTCCTAAATTTGGGTGTAATCTTCGTAAGTATGTTTTTCAACCATTAACAGAGGCAACGTTCGAGTCTATAAAAAGAGAAATAATGTATTCTTTTAGTAGATACATTGTAGGAGCTAAAATAAAAAAATTACGAGTAGTTCCTTATGGGGAATTAGGGCCAGGAGGAGGAAATTCTCTCCTAGTTAGCCTTATCATACAATTAAATGAAGAAGATTTAACAGTCTTTGACGTAGAGGTAGTAGTTAAATGAGTTTTTCTGGAACAATAGCATCTGATTATTTAAAGCTGGCAGATATACCCCTGACTAAGCGGCCATCCCTTGTTGATTTCGCCGCTACTGATTTTCTTTCTCTAAGAGATTCGCTAATTAAGTATATTAAAGCGGTTTATCCGTTAGAGTATACTTATTATGTTGAATCTGATTTGGGAATGATGTTTATTGAATTAATAGCATACATGGGGTCTGTTATGTCTATGAAGGCTGATATGTTAGCAAATGAAAATTTCTTTGCTACGGCTAAACAAAGATCAAGTATTAAAAAACTTCTGGAGTTAATCGGAGTTAGAATGAGAGGCCCACTATCAGCGGCAGCTAACGCGAAAATAACTTTTTCAAAAACTCCTGTAGCCACTGGTGAGCAACAGGGTGGTGGGGGTGCTGGTGGGACTGGGACTGGGACTGGTACTGGCGGTGAATTAACTACGGGTCAATTTGAAATAGCTCAGAAGGATAGAGTGGTTAATGTTACTTCTCCTCAAGATGGAGGGGCTGTAGCCTATACCTTATACAAGGTGGTAAATGGGCTAGTAGAGCCTGTGGCGTCTCGCCAAGCAGCAGCGTTCGATGGAGGGTTTACGGACCAGGGGCGTCCCATTATTTTATATGGTTCGGAAAGTAGCAACCCCGTTGATAATACTGTTTATGAAAATTTAGTTTTACAAGAAGGTGTATTGGTTTTTGATTCAGGCTTTTTCGGAGCAACAGACCAAGGTCAAAAGAGTATTAAACTTACGCAGGCTCCTGTAATAGAGGGGAGTGTTGAAATATTTATTAAAGGGCACCACATTAAAGTTCCTGGAGAAGGGGGACCGGGAACCGGGGTCGAGCAGGACCGCCCACAAGAAGGAGTTTATACGGAAGTGGATAATATATATTTTGCTTCAGGCTCTTCGGATAGAATTTTTGAAATTGTTTATGATGAAAATTTTGCTGCTACTATTGTTTTTGGAGATGGTACAGTAGGTATTAGTCCTAGGTCAAATGATAAGTATAATGTACTCTATAGAATTGGTGGAGGAACTAGGGGCAATATTCTTCCTGATTTTATTAATGCATCCATAGTAGGTGAAACGCATCAGCTTAATCCCGATACAGGGGAAGTACTTAAAGTAGATGTTGCTGGAACAGTAACTAATACTGGGCCTGCTACGGGAGGTGCTAACGCCGAGACCGTAGAGCATGCGAAGAAATGGGCACCTTTAACATTTGCTAGACAAGATAGGCTCGTAACTTTAGAAGACTACGAAGTATATGCTAATACATTTATAAGTACATTTGGTACAATAGGAAAGGCTGCGGCTGTAACTAGGAAAGCATATTCTTCAGCAAATATAATTGATATATATGTATTAGAAAAAGCGTCTGATCTTCAATTACAAAAGTCTACCCCTACCTTTAAAACTCAATTATTAGCAGGCATTAATAAGAAAAAAATGGCAACCGATGAGATTGTTGTTGCTGATGGGTTGATTAGAACTATAGATTTAGTAACTACTATTTACATAGACAAAGAGGAAGAAAATAATCAAGACCTAATTACCGGGAGAGTGAGAGATGAAGTTTTAAATTATATGAGTATTGATAATAGAACTTTTGGAGAAACTTTAGTAATTGCTGAATTGAATAGGAAAATTTTTGAAGTAACACAAGTAAGATACTCAGAGGTAGATAACTTAGATGCAAATGTTATAGTTGATTTTAATGAGATTATTCAACTAAATAATCTTACCATAAATGTTAGTTTAGTAGATTAATGGCACGAAATAAGTTTACCCCCAATCCGCGTACCTATACAAAAAGAAATTTTGTAGATACCATAGAAATAATTACTCCTGATGTATACAAGGAGGAGGATAGGACGTTAAGTGGGGTGGAGATTAACCCCCTATCAAATATATTGAATACGCACCTAGAGATAGGTAATAATATAGGTTCAGTTTTGTCAATATCAGGGGTGCTTTTTACGCAGCTATCTGCGTTAAATATTCTTTCAGGGATTTCTCCATATTTTGTTAAACAAAATAATTTAACTAATATTGATCCTTATTTATTTGAAACTAAAATCCTAATCCCATTAGGAACTTCGCTTGCAAATTTTAACACTAGTGCAGAATTTAATAATTATCTTTCTAGTACGTTTCTCCCCCTAACAACACTAGCAACGGAGTCCTCTCCAGGTAAAATTCAGGAAAATATAGGTATATTATCTGCTTTTACTCCCAACGCCCCACTCGCCAGTAGCGTGCATAATTACTTAGTAGACGCTTTAGGGTGGTTTTACTTTTTAAATACGTCTGCTGATGGAGGTCTAGCGTGGGAGCCCTCTGGTTACGTTCTGAGTTCGCTAAATAAATTATACCTAGGTAATTCGCTAAAAACAGTAGATGGTATTAAAGGGCTTCAAAATTATATTTGGCGAAATTATTCTACCTGTACTACATTTTCTAATTTAAACTTAATTCCAGATACCTATGTTTCTGGTGCGCTGGATGCTGTTACGGATTCAGCGTCAGGGGTGTTACCTATCTACACTAGCGGTACTCAAAAGCTAGAAAATTTGCTAACTTTAGTAGACGTAATTTATTCGCCTGCTTTTATGGATCAGCAAGATTTTACTGTACGCGATGCTTTTGATGATTTTATTGAGGCTTCAATTAAATTAGAGGATTATACAGCTAAGGGTCCTCTTAGAAAATTTCTAAATGCTTTTGGTTTTAGTTTAGCGGACGTAACAAATCAAGTAGAAAATATTGGACTAATATACGATATTGAAAATGCAGAAGCTGATTACTTACCATACGTTGCCGATCTGTTAGGTTGGAAATTATACGGATCGTCTCATGCGAAGTGGCGTAGACAGTTACGGACAGCCGTTCAATTATACAAACGAAAAGGAACCTTAGACTCGATTCAGTTTGTATTAGATTCGTTAGTGGAAAATTCTGTTTTAGATGTTTCTGGGAGGGCTCAAGAGCTATGGGAGTCTTATATACCTTTCCTAATCTGGTATAGTTTAGGAACTGAATCTCCATATTTTAGAGATTTAACTACATGGACACAAGGGCGGGCAGTAGATGCAAGTATTTATACATACAATACAAGTAGTTTAGAAGAGAATATAAAAATAGTTACTGACTCGATTATATTAGATTTGTATAAGAAATTTCCGAATAATTTTATATTCAATGGAGAGAAGTTTCCTGTAAGTAAATTGTTCACGCTTAATAGATTTGGAGATCCCGATTCGATTTATACTATAATTAATGAGCCGGGAATGAAACAGTTCCATGTACACTACAAAGGAACTGAGGGGTATGACTTAGCGCAAGCTCAAGCCATTGCTATGGGTAGGACGCTGGAGTGGAATGCGGCTCACAGTACAGGACCCCTGGGAACTGGGGTTTATATGGCGGGATTAGATCATCCTCCAGTAATGTCAGATACTGTTTATTTATCGGCTACAGGTGATTTAGAATTTTTCTTTAGTTATAGAGATTATAATAATCATCCTTTACCTCCATTCGAGGAGATAAAATATTATAAGGATTGTTCTCTTACACCTCAGCTTGCTGCTTACCTAAAAGAACGGTTAAAGTGTTTTGGTGTTACAAATAGTCATGCACAAAATGTAGAAAATTTCATATTAAGTGCAGGTATTAATACGGATACAAACCTGGGGAGTCTTAATGAATTCTTGATGTTCTTTAGTGCAACCCAAGATCCCCCTAATTATAACAATGTATTAGCTAATATCTCTGATTATCAGAGTAATTATTTAGGATTATGGAATGGAAAATCATCTCATTTATTACTAGAATTTACCGATACAAATTTTGATTTCGCTAAAACTACTATAGAGGGGGATTCTAAATATGCTTTATATGATGCAGCTAGAATTACAAAAAGATTTACTCCTGCCCACGCCATCCCCTTAATTAACCTAAACGCCAGTACCGTAGATAGTTATAATGCTTCATCTACTAGGTGGAGTTATTTAGGTTTAGATAAAGATGATACTACTGTAGGTTACACTAGTGGGTCTGTTTTAGCAGGCTTTAGTTACAGCGGTGTTGATATGGGCGCTACTAATCCTGGAACCACTGATGGTAGGGGGGGCTTGAATACTTTTAAAAGAGGAGATGTGGATGATATTGCATCAGATAAATTGCTTTATATCGCTGCAACTTGGGTAACTGATAGTTCATCAGTTGCTAGGCGTGCTATCAGAAGACGAAACTATAAATTTACTTTACCTACAGAAGGTTACTATGAGAGGACAGGCTTTAACCATCCGAATAGTTGGGATGCCTCAACTCTAGAAAATTCAGTTTACCCCGCGTCCTCATTAGGAGAACTACCCTTAGGTTATCTCGCTTCGGCGGGTGCATTCTATCCTATTATTGATCCCCTAAATCCCTCAGGTGTATGGCATCAATGCGAAACGCTAACGTCTCCCAGAGCCTTTTCTGGAGTTTATACAAGTGCTACTTTCCCCTATCGGGGGTTACGAGAGCTAGGATCTAATGCTCTTATGTCTGAGTATTCTGTATCTACTGCTCGATATGTAGATAGAGGACAAATACCTTCCATTTATATCGTCATGCATCAGTTGTATGAAGCACAGGCGCGAGATCTCGCTCTGCAAGCTTCCGCTTCCTTTGATCTTGATCCCTCATCTGTGGCTTGGAAAGATAATGTTCAGAGCTATGCAAATAGCGCAATTGCAAGTGGTTATGTTTTAAATTCTATTGATGATTATCGAAACTTTAAATTTGGACCTGGACTGCACAAATTATATAAGGATTATAACAGGTATCCGAAATATCCTTTGAGTTTAGCTTCCGTGGATGAGACTGGGGGGAATCTTTTTGCTCATATTTTTGGAAAGGGTTTATACAATTGTGATTTTGATATAGCGGGGTCTGCGGCTAATACAGTCGGGCCGGTCGAAGGCGAGCCCATGGGAAGTATTGGGTATATTGCTTCTGGTTTTGGAGAGGGCGAGCCTATAAATCAAAACAATGGTTCAGGAATTTTTAGTACCTGCGCGGTAGCTGGGTGGGAAAATGGCGAAACATTGACTGGAGCTTCAGGAACATACATTGCTAGTAGTACAGGTGAGATGGTAATTCCTTTATCGGGAACTGAGTTTGTTGAAGGAAATATCAATAATGCAGAATTTAGAAATCCCAATATTTTGAGTGGAATAGAGTTTTGTGATACTTCAGGATCTCCAGGGGGTAATTCTTTTAATATATTTAAAGTAAACAAGGCTTATGCCCTTGAGGGGTCAGAGAATTATCTAATTGATAATACAATTATAAAATGTAAAACTTTTGGGGGAGCACCTCGTCTTAGGTTTGATTTATCTTCTTACGGAAAAAAATATACTAGAGATGATAGAAGAAATTATTTTATAAAAGATCATACTTTCAAATTGAAAATAAAAGCTTTAGTAGGTGAAGACGGTTCACCCTTGTTGGGAGGTGGGGCAATAGGTGTATGGCTGCACACTCAACCTGCATCCGGCCTTATGTGGACATGGAATCCCGCAGGAAAATGGATGCTACATTCTAGTACTGAAACAAGTAGAGCAACAGTATTTGGATCTTATGCTCATATTTTTAATTTTGCAAATAAACAGATTGATGATGTTTCGACTGAAAGAGTTTGCTTTGGGAATACAATTACAGAACAAAATACTATTAACAATCTTCATTTAGAAAATGTAAGGGAAGAATATTTTGAAACCCATGAATTAAATTTTGATACACGTAATTATACTATCTATAATAATTATGAATATTTAAATATTATTCCTGTTCCCGAACAATACTATAAACTTAAAGAGCAACTGCATAGAGACGATACCAATTATTACGTAGAGGTATTTTTTCTCAAACCAACTGATCCAAGAAAATACTTACTTTTAGATAATATTTCATTAGAAGATACTACACAACGAGAAAGGGCGGGAATAGGGACAGGACATGGAGTTGAGACTAGTGGAATTCCTTTACGAAGATTTGTAAAAGAGGATAAACTATATTTAGATAAAAAACAATTAAGAACTATACTAAAATTCTTTGATGGACTAACTGGAGCGGGCGTAGGAGTGTATGATACAAAACTGGCGTCTAGAGATGCAGCTATAACCGCCCCTATCTTAGAAGTTAGCGGAGGAAGTAGATTAAATTACAGAATAAATCCAAGAGTTAACCCTTCTGGGGTTGATGGTTATGTTCGGAATGCTACTTTTAAAAATTACCAATTAATACGGACGGATAATTAAATGAGGGGTGTTGTAGAAATATATGCTAATAATAAGCTTATCCTTAAAGAAGATAATCTTCTTATGGATGGAGCTAGTGAATTATTAGCTGACATAATGACAGTCTCTCCTTCTCTTTCAGGATTGGGAGTGGATGAATTAGACCCTGCAACTTCATCTATATTAGATGCTTCTAATTATATGATCCAAGCTATATCATTTGGGACTGCACAAAATACCTACCAAACTAATGCCCATTATTTTTCGGAAGAAAAGGCTAACCTATTATCAGGAACCTATCCTGGTGAAGAAAAAATAATTGTAATACAGCAAAAAGATCCTAGTGTTACAAATACAGATAAAACTGTAAGTTCTTATTCTCCTATAAATTTAATGCCTCACAACCCAGACCCTACGCTAACTTCGTTAGAAGTAGGGAGTGATGTTTCGGCAGTCTTACATATTCAAGGATATTTAGCTGAAGAGCCTGTAAGTAGTGTCCCTGTTAGTGCAGTTATACGTGGAAACGGGCAAAATTTAAATTTAATTCCTTCGGCGCATAATCATGCATTTTGTATTAATACCCCTTTATCTGCTGTCTCTTCATTAGTGGGTTCTATTGTTGGGTGCTGGCCTGCTGCGTTAGATCCTGAGGGTAATGGAGGGACTTCATTTTCAGGATTTGATAATAATCCAAGTGGTACGCAGTTGGGGGCTGCGTCTGTAATATACTCTGGAACATTACCCCAGGTTCAAGTTCCTTCAGGAGTCCCCTGTCGGTTGAAGGGTACATTTAACGCGGCTTCATCTATGGATACTTCTGGCTTTGTTAATATGATTATGTCAGGAACTCCCCATACGCTAGAGGTAGGGCCTGGGCTCTATGAGATGAGTAGTACCTATAGTGGATTATGTGTCTCAGGAAGTAGTAATCTATCGGGGGATGGAACTGGAGAACCTGTAGCTGATGGTGTTGTAGAATATTCAGTAACCATAGGGGCGGGTGATGTGGCTGGTGCTAACTTCTATGGTGGTATATATAACATGGGGTTGTGGACAATTGATATGGATAAATCTCTTCGTGCAGGAAATACTCCTCCTTATTCGTTTGATCCGCTAAATAATCCTAGGAGATATAAATTATTTTCTACAAAATCATTTACAAGAAATATAGCAAGAATCACTGACGATATTTCAGCAGAATCAAACGGGGTAGCAGGCTGTATTAGTTATGATGATTTATTAATTAAATGGAGAATACATTTCCTATGAGAAATTTTAAAGATGAATTTGGAATCACTGGTCATTTAACCATCCTGAAACGGTATAAGGATGGTGAAGAAGAAGTAGTCTTCGATGATCATAATATTATTGTGTCAGGAATGGGTGTGGGTCTATCATATTTGTTTACTGCGTCGGGATCAACGAATGTCTTAGACTACCAAATTGATAGATTCCAATTAGGGGTGTCAGGTATCGCGGGCGTGACGAGTGCAATTAATCAGCTTTCAGGAGGGTTAGGTCTAGCAGAATACGGGACGGGTAGTAATCTATTCATTGAAGAAGCAACCCAAATAGTTGATGCTGTAGATTTTACGCCGTCTGCTTTTGCATTAATTCCTGCTAATAAAATAACCCGAATAGGGGACACTTCTGTTCGATATACATTAGTAGCGGACGAAGAAGCTTGTAATGATTTAGAGAATGGAATTACTGGAGAGGATACCTACCTAAGTGAGGTGGGATTATTTATGAAGAACCCTAGAGGAGACTCTCCCCCCAATGCTTCTATCCTTGTAGCGTACAGAAACTTTTCAATTATTCGTAAAACTAGTGATTTTAGTTTAATTTTTAGATGGACACTTAATTTCTAATGGTATTTCAAAAAGACGATATTTATACAAGTAGTGGCAGCGTAAGACTGTATAACTCTTGGACTCCATATGTGTCCAAGTTTGATACTAGTTCCTTTTATAACTGGGAACAGGATAATCTTCCTCTCTATGATGTAGAGGAAAGAACTTATGAAAATTGGGAGCAAGCGGGCTTTGCCACTTCCTCCCTTCCTGGATTTGCTCTAACCGTTTCGGCTGATACTCCCCCCGCAACCCTACAAGCAAATTCAAATATATTTACTCAGCTTAGTTCTTGTATTGCGGCTATTCCTAAGGTAGTTCGGTTTCCCGTCCTAATTGAAGTCTGTAACTTTGGTGAGATGGGACCGTTAGAGTTACACAATTTCCGTATTGAAGAGGGGGGCTCGATTGAAATTATCAATAGAGCGTATAGTAAAGTTTATAATGCTTCAGCCTTTGTGGAGGGGATAGCAACAAACCCCGTTTATAATCAGTTTAATAATCTCCCAAAGAGAATAACATCTACTGATGTAAGTGCTACTCTTTTAAATGATACTCCCAACCTTTCTACTTCAAGTGTAAATATTGCTACGCCAGTATTTAGTGGAACGCAAGCACAATTTGGTGGTTCCACCGCATTATCAAATGGGATGGGAGACCCTAGAGTTAGTTCGGTATATTCATGCCTATATCCTAGAAATAATGACCGTAAAGCTCCTTTAGCAGTTGCAATTAAGAGGGATAATTTTATAAAAGGCACTGGCATAACAACCATAAATACATTTATGGTAAACCCCTATGAAGGTCAGGCTACTGTAGATTTAACCTTAGGGGGGCACGGTGCTGCGGCACCAGGGATTGTCTCTTCCTTTGATATTAGTTCTTATAACCCTTGGAATGGAGATATTGTACAGCGTACACCTATTGATGCGGGTGCAACGCACCGTGTTGGAGGCTCTATCTATCTAAATTCTCTATCAAAATTAAGTATTAAAAATTGTGATGGACCTATTTTTGTTAGAAACTTTATAGTTGATGGTAATAATCAATTAGTGCCAACAACTCCAGCCTTAGCTCAAGATGTAGGAATTAACATTATTAATTCTGACGTAGTATTAGAAAACTGTGCTGCTGTACGGTGTAATAAAGCAGGCTTTAAATTTAATAATTCTAAAGTTGTTCTCTCTAGATCAGCTTTTGCATATAGAAATTATGAATTATCTACCGCGACTAGTAGAGTTGCTGATATCGGCGTGGGATTCCATGCTGTTAATAGTGATGTTTCAATTAGTGCTCTGGTAGGTCTTGATGGGGAAGGGCCTCGGCCTGCTGGCGCAGGGGATTATCAAGGTTCTGGGTGTGATGTAATCATATGTGCTTCTCGAAATACCGTAGGGATACAACTGGATAACTCTAGATTAACAGGAGGGGTTACTAGACGATTAGGTGGGATTGGTAATTTGAGTAGCGGAGGAATAACTACTTCTGAATTTAATACAGGACAAGGTATAACTCTAAACAATTCTTATGTAAATATTGATGGATTATTAGATGTGTGTAACAATGATGTGGGGATTGATCTTAATAATTCTCAATTAAAATACCAACAATTATGTGCTGATTATAATAATACAGTGGGGTTCAGAGCTAACAACTCTCACTCTACTCTAATGGATTCATTATCAGGAATAGCACAAACTACTAGACGCCAAATTGATTTCTCAGGAAATGGACAGCATATAGATCTAGAAAATCAAAGTAAATTTACATTTGAAAAAAGTAAGAATAGTCTTCCTACATTATTTGGTAATACATTTATTGCTTCCGCTCTTGGAAGACAAAGCCCTGGATTCCCTATAGCTACGCCAGCTATCTCTATATCTGATAATTCAAAAGCTGATTTTATAAATTTAAAATTAACTCCTAGAACAGCCGCTAACCTCACTGCCAATATGCCTCAATATGGCTTAGGGGTTGCTGTTACTAAAAATTCAGAAGCGGATTTTTATGGAACTAAGAATGGTGCCACATTTATTTTAGGCCCCTCTACTTACGGTACTCAGCAATATACTGCTGGGGTTTATGCTGGTGATAATTCTGTTGTTGGATTCCACGGTCCCACATTCATCGGAAGATTTGGTATTGATGTTTTAGCTGAAAATCATTCTACAATAAATATGATGCCTCCCACAATTAAAAATACTTTCCTTGCTGATGTAAGTGGGTTTGATCTCAGCGATGGAACTAATCATACTTCAGTTGAATTACATTCTACAAGAGCCTGTTTAGTTGCTAACAAAAACTCTACCCTTAACTTAGAAAACTTAGGCTCATTTGATAGTTCGTGGCCTAGAAGTCCCCAGGGAATTCAAGCTTATAGTGTTATAGATACTGATTTTAAACGAGTGTATGGTAGTGATTTAGCATTGAGTACGGTGTGTGGGTTTGGATCTTTACAATTCTTCCCTAACCCCCAAAATTCAGTGGGTATAACTGGTAACGAATTAGATAGTTTAGAAGCCCAGGCGTTCCCTATTTATGGAACTACCCCTACATTTGCTGCTAATACGGCAGGGCGAAGTAATCAATTCCTAATTTCAGATGCAATGATTGCGGGAACGGACTGGCCTACGTCTATGCTTAATGCAAGCCGAGGAGGAGTCTGTGTTAGAGCTACTGATAATAGTGTTGTAAATGTTACAAATGTGACGTTCCCTGTAGGGACTAACGACGGTGCTATGGATGGAGTTATTTATAACGCAAGTGGTACTGATTGTGATAGGTTAATGATTTGGAATATTGCTGATACTTCTAGATTTAATGCTGCTTATTGCTCTGTGAGTGGTATGTATCCTGCGGACGTTGGCTATCATGGTCCTAGTGCAGTGTGGGCTTCTTCTGTATCGAAAACAGGGGGCGCGGGCACTTGGGTATCTGACGGAGCTATTCCCGCTTCGGGGGCTCCATCCTCTACTCCTGATACAGGAGTTTTAAGTATATTGGATGCGTTTGGAGCAGGAAGCTCTACTTGGTGTGTACCATCAGGTGTTACTATTAACATGCCTTTCCGACGCTTCGCTTCAAATACAACTGATCCTTGGAATGGTACTACGGCACCAGGAAATACATTCTGGAAAGTAGATGCGGGAATAGCTTTGTCTGGTGGTAATGGGCATGGAAGTCCTGGAGATGTGTTTGAGGGTTGTGTTACTCCTGGTATTTGGGGAAGTGCTATAGAATCTTACAATAATCAAGGTGTCTTTAGATTATATTTTTCTCCGAAATCTGAATGTAAGCTATTACAAAATGATGCTAGTGGATATCTCTTTGGTGCTAATCACGGTGGGCCAGGGGAGGGGGGCGCTGGAACTGGTCGTACATTTTCTGGGGTGGTTGGTCCTGCCTATCAAGTATTTGCTCAATGTTATAATATGTCAGCACCTCTTTCGGCTGTAGGAAATGATGCCACTTTAAGTGGTCTTTATCCTAACTTATTAAAACTTAGTGAAGATTCAGATGGGGATGGCATCTATGATAAACTATGGACTTCTGGGTTCTATTATTGTGAAGAGTTTGTGGAGGATCGTCCTAGTCAATGTATGATAGATGAATCAGCCGCTAACACATTTGCTAATGCTAAAAATGCGTCTATTGGTATGGCAGGTAGACCAAGGAGGGTTACGTTATATCGCGCACGCAAGGATAAAGAGGCTAACCCAGGAGCCGAGGCGTATGAAGGAACTAATTCTACATATCCAACCCTTAATCCTAGAGGATTTAAGTCCGCTAATATATTTGATTTAAAGAGAGATAACTAATGGCTCAACCCACATATAACGAAAGTGCTTACAGATTTATTGACCCTGTTAGATATTTTAAAGCTAACGATCCTTATTTTTTTGAAGTAGATAATATTCCTTTAAAGCAATTACAAGAGAATTGTTTATGGTTAAAAGATCAAGTTGGAGCTACTACGCAAGGACTATTAAAAGTAAAACGACAAAATATTGAGGAGCTTCGTCCTTTTGCAAATGGCGCAGACAGAGTTGTACGGGTAAATCCAGGAAGATTTACTGCTAGAATTAATAACATACAAAATAAAGAACGTTTAGCATATTTAAAAATGGTAGCTGGGGGTGGACAAATAGATACCCATGCTCCCAATCAGTGGGAAGTTGGGATGGGGAGCGAAGGTGCATGGCCTCCTGGGGTGGAGCCTTCATGGAATAATTTATTATTTACAGCTTTAGAAAAATTTAAAAGCAACCTTGCTCAAGATGCTTTAGGTATGACAGGTTTAGAGGAGAGAGTTGGCACTTTTCCTATTTTAGGGCAGCATAGGCCCATTAATAATACGGGTATTTATTGGGCTAACATTGGTGGGGCTATTAGCTACTCAGGCAATTACCCTGGTGTTATTAGCCTGCTACCTGCTGTAATGAGTCGCGCCCTATTATGGGCAAAAAGTACTAATCAGGATTTTTGGATAGCAGATACTTGGAGTCATGAGCAGCCCTATGATGTGGGGTGGGCGTTACAAGTATTTACCGAGAGTCAGTTTATAAAGAAGTGGAGAGGTATAGCACGTAATGCTATTGTGGATGTTCCAGAAGAATTAACAATTGAGGTGCCCCCCTTTGATCCTACCGATTTTAATTATATTGATGAAGAGGGAGTCG